GATTTAGAAGGACATATGCCCAATAGATTAGTCCAAACTATTTTTGGCGAATCTGTAACAAGCTTTGATGATGCTTATAACATACTAAAACAAAAATACACCCCCCCAAAACCACGATCCACAAATATTTCAAATGCACAAGCAAATGCCGAACCATTATTCAAAAGACAAGGAATTAATGTTCTAAGCCAAAATGTAGCACAAGCAGACAAGCCTCCTGCAAAAGATCCATTTGACTTGACAACTCAAAATAAAGCCATTGTTTTCACAGGGGATTTGATTGATCGTGGAGCATATTCTATACGCCTCCTGCACTTCTTTCATATGTTGAAAAACTATAAATCCAATCAAAAGCGAGTGATGCTTTGTGGAGGCAATCGCGACTTCAACAAGATACGCATGTTTGAAGAATGCTTCTTTGTGGCAAAAGATTCAAGTGACAGTTTGTTACCATGGAAAAATTGGGATCACAAAGATATTAAGGATCCTAAGGAGTTTTTTGATTTCTGCAAGTATGTAGTTGACAATTTTGAAATTGAAAATTCACGTGAAGACAAGAAAAAACAATTCAAGTTCCTTTTCAATTCAGAATATTTATCACAGCCGCTACTAGGTACTTTAGAAAGCGGATGGCGTGATATTCAAAACATGAAAACGTTCCAAAATGGTTTTTGTAGTGTTTTTGCATCACATATATCAAGAATAGCAAATATTTATACTAACACACTTGGTGCTGAAACCTATTTAAATCATATTTTAGAAGAAGCTGAAGCAATTCTTGGTGTCAAATCACCTGAATCTTCTAAAATTAAAAATATAGAACTTGTCATTCTTGCAACTCTGAATATGATTATGGGTGCTGTTTGGCCCGACGAAGATCTTCCAACACTTTTCCGATCAAACGGAGAGTATGACTTTCTAAATGGGTTATACGTGAAATATCTAAAGCAAGCTCATATAATTGCTTGTTTTGAAGCAGGAAAAGATAAACATGGAATAGCATCTCATTCAGGCGTACCTTTTAACGAAATATTGGGAACATTTAGTCTTGGGTTTCCTATCGGAATAAAACCGGAAATAGCTTCTGATAGAAGCCATCTGAAAACAGTATTAGATAGTATTGAACAAGAGAAAAATGATTATATAAATCATCTTGAGTTTTTAAATCAAACAAATATTTTAGAAAAACTAAAAGATCTCATAAAAAGTCCTCATAATTTACGGTACAAAATAACACCGCTCATTCAAATGACAGCCGGTGTTGGAGAAATAGGAGACCGGGACCATAATTACTCTCCTATTGTTCATATGGGTTCTATTAATGCGAAAGGACCACAAAACCTAGTTCATAAACCATTGATATGGGATTTATCTTTATCAGGAGGTTCAGGAACAAGTGGTGTGTATAATTTTTTTGCAGCTTATCTAAGTGCTCACAAATATTATAATATATTTGGACATCAGCCGTGCGGTTTTGCGCCTATTATATCTAAAGTTGAAAGCGAAGATGTCTCTAAAGTTAACGACTTGCATATATACCATGTTTGTCTTGATATTTCAAAAGCTGAAAATTTTGCGCACACAAATATAGAAGCATATGCTACTCTCATCATCAATAAAGATAATGACCAAGTCAACGGATTTTTAGTGGGTAATAATGCAGTAAGTTTAAATAAGGATGGAGAAAAGCTGCAAAAAGGGGCAAATAATACGAAAAAAGTTTATAATTTTCCACTAGATGATTATTGTAAAGGAAAGATATACTCGCCATTCACATATAGTACTAACAACACATTCAATAAACAAACGATTGACTGTAAGATTTTAAAAGCTTACAAAGTGGGCGAAAATATATATGCCTCTCATTGTGGGTTTGATAAAATACTAATTTTTGATGAATCAGATGAATCAGCAGATGATGCATCAGCTGCATCACCATCATCCGGTGGAAAGCCCAAGAAAGCTAAAAAGGGCACTTATGAATCCATGACGCTCAAAGAGCTTCAAGAGAAATGTAAAAAACGTAAAATTAAATACTCCGGACTCTCTAAAGCCGACCTCATTGCTATGTTGAGAAAGAAGTCTTGAGAAACTAGATCATTTCAAGTGTCACACCTTGCACGCGCTCATGAGGAGCAATGTATTTCAAATCCAAGAATCTGAAGATGTCCTCTTCGCTATCAAATCGGCAATCCATCATCTCTCCGGTGCTTATTTTTTTCAGACCATATTCGTTCAATGAGTATCCTTTTGACAATGCATATTGTCGCATGGCGACATTGAAAGGGCCGCTGCCAGTAAAGTAGAGAACTGCAAACGGATACTCCGTCGGTTTTGTGAGCATGATATCCAAACGACGATATACCCGATGATATTTGAGTCTGCAAACGGACATGTATTTCTTATCCCCCTCAGCCAAGATATCGGCTACATATTTTTTCTCCACCATAGATTTGGAAATCTCTTTCATCAATGTGGGACCTGGTTTGTAATCAAATGGATAGGTGACTAAGACATCAATATCTCCACTTGTCGGATCCCCTCGTCGATAACTTCCCGCCAATGTAACTTTCAGTTTGGGATCAATGGCCTTGATGGTCTCTATGATAAAGGTGTTGTGTTTATCCATCTCTTTGCGGGGAATTCTCTGTAGGATGTCTTTGTAATACTTCAGGCCCAGTTTTTGTTTGTCATTTAGCAACTCCGCTTGGCGTTCTATCAGGTCTGCAATAGACTTGATCCCATGTTTTCTCACAAGGTCCTGTGCTTTTGCGGGTCCAATGCCATGGACGTTTAGGAGCTCCTCTATGATTCCATAACTCGCGTTGTTTTCGATTTCCTCAACTTGATGGAGTTTGCCTGTTTCGATGATTTCCTTTATTTTTTCGGCTATTTTTTCACCGATACCTGGAAGGCTCGAGATGTCATCAAAGGAAGTCACAGGTTGGGGAAAGTCTTTCAAGGCTTTGATGACTTTGGAATAAGCACGTGCTTTCCACACTTGTTTGTCAGCGGTTTCCTTCTTCCTCATCGCCTCCAGAGCATTGATGATAGCGTTTTTGTGATCCTTCATTTTTGCTAAGGATCTGTTTTATTATTTGAGAACAATCAATTTTTATATGGGTTTGAACATGTATTGTGTTCAGACATAAAAATAACAACTAGGGAATGGCTACAAGACCTAAAGACGAGGCACGTTGCCAGGGAAGCCAACTAGTCCCGCACCAATACCGAACGAAGCACCCGTGCGCACGCCTTGTGACATGCTGGGAGCTGCTAGATCAAGGAGGGAGAAGGTAGCGGCGGCAATGAGAGCAATCACGAATACTTCTTCTAGACCAGGCTTGGTGTTGGGGATCATGTAAGCTGCGATAGCCACCACAGCACCTTCTAGGAAGTATTTTAGAATGCGAACAAGGATTTCTTTGCCGTCAATGGAAAAACCAGACATCTTCTTTTGATATATTTTACCCTTAGAAAAAAAATAGGTTGCAAAAACCATATAAGAGAATCTTCCCTTTTTATTTATTAAAATGGCCGCCGACAAAGAGGTTGTGTCATGTAAGCAAGAGGATTATCTTGATCAGGATCCTTCTCTGAGAGGTCAAAACTATGTGTGTCTATCTTTTCTGAGTCCTGAAAACGTCATTAAACGTAAAGAGGCCTACTTCTTTGAAAAGTTCATCAAAGATTTCAGTCGTGATATGAGTGAATTCTTCGATAATCTTGGTCTGAAATTCCCCGATCAATCTGATATAATCAAGGGAATTAAGGACCGTTATAACTATGTCTTTGATCCTTCCCTCATAGAAGAGGAATACAATTTCTTCCTACGCATGAACAACGAGACGCTTGAAAAGGAATATCTTGAACTGAATAAATTCCAGACGACGATTCGTGGTCTAAAAGTCCGTGGTGTCTTCGAAACACGTCAGGAAGCTGAAATCCGCGCAAAGGTACTTAAAAAGCTGGATGACAAGTTCAATGTCTACGTGGCGGATGTAGGCTGTTGGCTCCCTTGGGATCCAAATCCAGACCAGATTGAGGATCAAGAGTTTGCCGAATCTGAGCTCAATACCCTCATGAAGAAGTACAAAGAGAATCAAGTGAAGAAGGATCTCTTCTTCCAAGAACGTCTCAAAGAAGATGCTCTCCATGCCATGAAGTCAAAGCTAGAACAGAAGGACAATTGGCTTGAGAAGAAGGAGACCGAAACTCAGGAAGAAGCTGCCGCGCAAGAAGAACAGGCAACAAAAGAAGTCGTAGAATAATAAAGAGAAATGAAACAAGTAGTCATGTTGCTATTTTTCATAGGCGTGATCATGATTATGCACGGTATTTATCAACAAAAACTTAAACAAGCGAGTGACAATGTGAAAATCGAATACAGGTTCATCCCTCGAACTTATTATGAAGAGCAACTCGCCAACACGAATATTACCTCCAACTTTAAAAACATGTTCAATGACAGCGAGCCTTGGCTTGAACGAAATGTTACTTTGCCATCCCAGCTGAAACCAAGTAGCGTTTAGCTGTTTTTTTATTTTATGTTTGTATCTATCAAGCCAGATGCAACTTCATCTACGTAAATTTGATCTCTCACAAATTCAAGAAGGTCGAAATATATTGTTAATTGCAAAACGTGGATCCGGTAAAAGTACCATCATTTTAGACATCTTGTATAATAAACGAGATATTCCCATAGGAACTGTGATTTGCCCTACGGAGACGTCTAACGGTACTTATGGTCGTCATGTTCCGAGTTTGTTCATTCATACGGAATACAGTCCTCAACTCATTGCCAATGTGTTGAAACGTCAAAGCAATATCATCAAGAAAATGAACAAAGAGATTGCCATGTATGGCAAGAGTTCTATAGATCCTCGAGCATTCTTGGTGATGGATGATATGATGTTTGATGAAAGCTGGAAGAAGGACAAAAACATCAAATACATCTTTGCGAATGGACGCCATGAAAAACTGAACTTTGTGCTCTCTCTTCAATATCTAAAAGGTATTGGTCCCAGTTTCAGAGCCAATTCCGATTATATCTTCATTCTAAGAGAGCCTAATACGTCAAATCGAAAACTCATCTATGAAACGTTTGCCGGTATATTCCCTACTTTTGAGATCTTTTGTACGGTGCTAGATCAACTCACAGAAAACCATGAATGTATGGTGATTGACAATACCACATTAAGCAATAAACTCGAAGATCAAGTGTATTGGTTCAAAGCAGAACTGCATGATGATTTTAAAATCGGATGCAAAGAGTTTTGGATGGTGCATAACGAATTGGGAGGCAATTCCGACAATGAAGAAGAAGACGAAATGTTCGACATCAGCAAGGTGGTGGTCAAAAAGAAAAACACTCCTCAAATCAATGTGAGGAAGACCTATTAGATTTGATCATATTGAAACTTAGGAGTGTGAGCGCTATCATCAAGAGAATGAGACCCGGAGAGTGAAAGAGTTCTGTATAAATCATAGCAATTGTGATGAGTAATAATAGTGCAAATACAGTCGGATTATGTAAGAGTTGAATTTCATCCGCGAATGCCAACATGATGCAAAGAACAAATGCCATTCCATACTTTGTATAGTTCGAGTCATAAAGCATTTCTAACACATTTACAAAAGCTGTCATTCTATTTTGTTTAGAAAAATATAAAAATGAGATTTCAGAAATCGGGTACACCTGTGTGCATTTGAATACCTGGGCCGATGCTGCTCATAGCACCTCCGACACCACCTCCTCCTGATAGAAACTCGTTCTTAGAAAGCACTGTAAGGCTCAGGAATATAATAGGACATACCACAATCATGACTTTGACAATATAAGAACCGGGGGGTTTATCAGCATCTTCTCTACTTCGTGTGACAGAAAGTACGATGGCTACAACAGCACCTATAAGAAGAGAGGAGAGGATATTATTCATTGTTGTTATAG